GCTGCAATAGAAATACTTAAAAATTCTGATTTTGGTAATCTTACTGTAAGTGGTATGGATAGAGTACCTTTACAACAGAAAATTCAATTGTTTACCACTGAAATTATAGAAGGAATAGAATCACTGAAAGGTGTGGAGATATTTTAATGGCTAATGAACCAATGGCTGTAAAGGATTTTATTACAGATTTAGAAAGTCAATGGACTTATAGTAATGTTACTGATGCAACTAAGAAACCGGGGTTTATTGAAGTTACTGGAACTAGTGAACCAATGCGTTATAATCTTAATGTAAATGATCAGATTATAGCTAGACCTTCGGGACCAGCTGTACAGGAAACACCAATAGGAAATTGGAAATTTGGAAATAGAATATACAGTGTAACTTTAGAAGTATATACACAAACAGATAGGCAGAGATTATATAATTTAATGAAAGAAATAAGAAGAGTTTGTCACGCTAGAATGCATAGTTTAACTAATTTTCAAAGAATACAATTCATGGATTTTAATGAATTAACTAATGCACAAGCTAATGTATGGGCAGGAACTGTACAAGTTCAGTTAGTTAACAATGCAATTACTTTAGAAACATAGGGTTTTTTAGTATAATATAAATAAGGAGAAAATATAATGGCAGTATTTCGTAGTGATCAATCACAATTAACATATGCAATGGAGACAGCTCCGGGAGGAGATGTTGAACTTAATAATGGAACTAGAGAATCCTCACCTTTTTATGCACTGTTAACAGCAGATCATAATGCAGGTGTTACACAACTTACTTATGATGGGGGTAATGCTACACTTACTGTAGGTGATATGGTAAGAATTGGCAATATTAGTCAAAGTGCTGATGCCAGTAGTTCCACAGTGGTACCATTTGAACTCAGAAGAGTAGAGTATTTTACTCAATCTGGAAGTGATGGTTCTTATACAGGTACTATTTATCTAGATAGACCAATAGGTTTTAAACATCTTAATAACTCATATATAGTAGAAATAGATAGTGCAGGTACTACATCACAATATAAATTTATTACAGAAGTACCGGGAGTATATGAATCAATTACAGTACCAGATTTAGCTCCTACTTATGAACCTAGATACTTTCTAGGAGTAGGACAAAAAAGAGATTGGACTAAAATGTATATTGGAGCTCAGTCTTTTGCTGGATCTTTACCGGGATTTATACCTTTAAATGGTAAACCATTGAGATGGTCAATTGGTAAAGTATATGATGTACCAGCAGCTACAAGTGGTAGTAATCCCACTGTGGATGCAACAGCAAGTAAAGGGGATGTATATCTTACTCTTTCATCATCACATGGTGTAACAGATAATGATTATATAGTTATTTATAGTCAAGCTTCTACAAGATATACAAGTGGTACATCTGATACAGAGGTTGAAATACATAAAGTAATAGATGTTCCTACTACTAATGTAGTAAGGTTAGATAAACCATTACGTTTTGATCATGCATCAGGTAGTTTTGTAGCAGAGGTTGCAGATGATGTTGTAGTAACACATCATATAGAGGAGACTGTATTACTAGATACGATGTCATGGCATTTACATATGAAAGATAGTGGTGAAACAGCTCCTAATGATTTTGATAGACGATATGTAGGAGGATTTGTAGGATCTACTACACTATCAGCAGATGAGGGTGGTATGTTAATGACTAGTTGGGATACAGTTACATTCCAAGATATGGTTCATAATCAAGAACAAATATCCACATCTGATGTAAATCCGGGATCTGAAGCAGCTTTAACTACTTTATATTCAGGAGATTCAATGTCAGCGGGTATGCCTAGATTTACTGAAATGGCAGATATAGGTACTTCAGATATATCGTTCCCAACTACAGAACCATATTATTTCTCTCAAGGGTCTGTGAAATTTATGGGACAAGAATTTGCTAGAGTTAGAAATTTTAATTTAAGTATTTCAAATGGTGAAGAAGCTAGATACTACATATCACCTAGATTTGGTAGACACAGAGGACCTACTGAAATAAGAGAGGGTAGAAGAAGTTATGGTATGTCTTGTACTTTAGCATTACCAGATTCAGCAGCTTCTGCTAGTGCCGTTGGTAGAAATACAGCTACAGAATTTTTCAAACAATTACTTATAGAAGGTAATTATGGAAGTGGAATGGAAGGATTTAATATTGAACTTACATTTACTAGGGGTACTAATGATAGTATACAGATATTAATTCCTGCTGATTATACTTCAGGGGATGAGACAACTGGTGCCGAACCGGGATTAGGAAAAAATGGAGCATTTTTAACAAGTGCTGCTCACCCAATAGGAGCTGATCCTATAATACAAGTATCAGCAGAATTTCAAATTAGAAATCTAAAAATAGTAGTAACAGATACAGAACGTGTATACACATAAGGAGGATAAATGACAACTATAAAGGATAGTCCAGTACAGAAAAGTTTTGATGTAAATAAATATAAAATAGTAGAAGATAATCAAATTTATACTGTAAAAATTAATGATGATGAATTCGATGTAACAGTCAAACCAGTAACATGGCAATTAAAAAATGAGTTAATAGCTAAATGTATGAAGTTTGACCAAGATGGAAGTTCTTCATTTGATGGTGGTACTTATATAAAAGAAGTTTTAAAAGCAATAATTATTGAAGCCCCTTGGGGTAAAACAGATAATAAATTTCTAGATTCTATAAATTCAGATTTAGGAGCTGCTTTAGAAAAATTAGTTCCATCAGCTTTTGATACTAATTTCAATGAGGTAGATGTAGTAAAAAAAGAATAGATCGTTTTCTTAGAGGAGTAAATGTGGCAACAAAGGAAGCGATCTTATATACTCATTATGTAACTACGTTGGCACTTTTAGATATGGGATTAAGTTATACAGAAATAAAAAATTTATCAAATACAGAAACTGTTATGCTTACAGCAATGCAGGCATCATTAAATGAATATAGAAATGAACAAATGGAAAGAAATTCTAAACATCAAGAAGCTGCACAAGCTCATCCAACATTTCCTAGGAGGTATTAGATATGCCTGAACAGTATGATGTACGTTTTTCTATTCTTGAAGATGCTTCCAGAACTGCTGCTGCACAACAGGGAGTAGCTGGTGGTATTAGTGCGGGACAGGAAAAAGCAGAAAAAACAAGAGAAGTTAGAGATAGACAAACTAGTTTAGCAAGACTATTAGGTTTACAATTTACTTTAGCAGCATTACTTAAAAACTCACAAATTTTCACTGGAACTATTGGTGGTATATTTCAAATTCTAGGAGGTTTAATTGATGTTACATTAGCTCCTTTCATGCCTTTGATTGTAGCTCTTATGACTAAACTTGCAGGTATTATTCCGAGATGGTCTGCATATACTCAAGCAGTGATGCCAGCAGTCATAGAAAAAATAACTAATGTAGGTCAAGGGATAGCCCAGATAGTTTCTGGTGTTAATCAATTTGCCAGAAAACCATTTAATTTGTTTGATAAAGATGGAATGTCTGCAGATGGAAGACTTAGTTTATCAGATATATTTAGAGGTTTAGGTACTGCAGTATTAGGAGCTGGAGTATTTAATGCTTTAAGAACTGGGTCTACTGGTATAGTATCTACAGCAGTAAGAAGTTTAATGAGTGGAACTATAGGAAGCTTAAGTAAATTTTTAAGATTCGGAGGTTGGGTAGCATTAATTTTTGAAAGCGTTAATATAATGAATATATTTAAAACATCAGGAATAAGAGCAGCTTTAATAAGAGTAGCAGATACAATTCTAATGACTTTCTTCTCAACACTTGGGGGTTTAGTTACAGGTGCAGCCGCTTCTTTTATTGGTTTAGGACCATTAGGTTTCTTAGCTGGTGCTGGAATTACAGGAGCAGCATATTCTAAATACGCTTCACCAAAATTTACTGGAATGATGGGAGGCGGTGGAGGTGGAGAGAGACCTAGATCCGAATTATATACAGAGTATATGGAGAATAGGACTTATCCCACATCTGAATCTGCAAGTTTTATTGGATCACAAAATATAACTGCATTTGACTATGATAGAGAATTACCAAGAATAGGATCTAGATAGGAGGGATTAATGGCATTAGCAATATGTTTATATGATGGTGGATCAGTGAGATATGCATTAAAAGCAGATTCTTTTTCAATAAATTATGTAAAAACTCCAGTACAAATTCCTCTACCCGGTGGTGGAAATCCTAAAATTTTAGATTTTGGACAAATTAGACCTACAGTTACAATTTCAGGTTTAGTAGATACCACAGCTCCGGGAAGCTCAGAAAATGTTTCTGGACCTACTAGAAATAGTAGCACCGTATATACTGTACCAAGTAAAAAAAATTTAGAGGATTTTGTAACTAGTAAATTTTATGATGAAAATAGTGCGAAAGTAGAACTACTTTTATCAGATGGGACTGCAACTCCAGTATCAGCATATGAAGTGGCTATACAACAATGTAGATTTGATTTAGCTCCAGCCACAGAAGATAGATTTAGTTTCACATTAGTATGTGTTGGTAGAAAGAGGGCTGATTCGTAATGACAGATACGTTACAATTTAAAGCTTCAAAAGTATATGTTTGGATTCAAGTTGCTCAGCTTAATGACACGTCAGATGATGGGGGTGGTGGAGCTGGAACTGGTATATCTAATTCTAGAACAAGTATAACAGTAGATACAGGGCATAAACTGTCTAATGGAATGACAGTTTTAATTGACAGTGAAGAGGTAACAATATCAAATTGTGATAGTAGTACAGATACAGCTATTACAATTGATAGAGCAGAGACGGGTACATCAGCTGCAACTCATCTAGATAATGCTCCAATATATGCATGGTGGGAAGTAACAGATGCGACTAATACTCAAAGTTTAGTTCAATCTTTAACTATAACTGATGAAATTTATAAACCTATGATGCTTCAATTAGTATTATCTAATTTTTCTTTAACTACTAAATTTAGTGTGGGAGAATTAGATGGTGTAATAACAGAAGGAGTCCCTATAAAAGTTTTAGAGGGGGCAACTAATACAGTATTGTTTTCTGGTGACATTGCAAGAGTAACTAAACAACATGCTTTAGAAGAAGGAAATACCCTACAAATTGCAGCCTATGATGCTTTACATGAATTAGGAAGAACTAAAATAGTTGGAGATGATGCGGAAGTATTATTAAAAGATGGGGGTGGTTCAGCAGCTGACATTAGTACTTATAAATATTCAGAAATAATTAAACTTTTGGTGCAAAGATTCCAATATTCAGGTATTAATACAACTGAAAATAATATTACATTTACAGAACCTACCAGTGGAAGTGAGCCAAGATTTGAACCTTCTAGATATGTTAGACCAGCAACTGATAGAAATGATAGAGTTACTTTCGCAAGTTCTGATACATCAGTTTTAAAAGCCATTCAAAGAATGGCGTTAGCAGATCAAATTACTACTAATGGGTTTGGATATACTTTTTATGTAGATCCAAATTTTACAAAAACATCTACTGCTCATAAACCTGCTGCATTTTTTAATTATTATAAAACTAGTTTTATGCCTCATCAAGATGAATCTACTTCCATATCTACTGGTAAAATTACATTTCAAAATTATTTTGAATCAGATCCAGTAACAGAAAATGGTTCAACCCGTCTTATAAAATCTGGAGCATCGTTTGATAATTTAGATGTTGATAAGGCTAATGTAATTAATGTAAGATTTAGGGATCCAAATACTGGAAGAATTAGAAATTTAGAATTTGAAATTTTTTGGTATTCAGCTTATAGTGTAGCAACATCTCATTTTAGTACAGCTTATTCTGGTAAAAAAATAATTGCGGACTCTCATGATACTGCTGGAGTTCATGGGGCACATGATCCAAAGTTAAATGCAGGTACTCCAACTGATTTCGCTGCTAGACTAATAGATACGGATGAGAATGTTATTGGATATGTACAATATGCAAGTTCTACAAGTGCAGGATTTTTATTAGTTTCAGGTTCAAATACAAAAACTGCTACAAGTAAAGTAGTTGCTGGAGAAAATTTATGGTTGAATAAAAAAGCCTCAAATGATTATATAACTTTAACTAGTGTAACTGATGTTGAAGCAGGTAAGCAATTTAGACCTCAAGAAGCATTAGAACAGAAGATAATGGTCAATATGGATTTCGGTCTTGAGAGTAGTCACGATAATATTAGACAAGCAGTAGCAGCTAGGGTTGCTCAAAAAGGTGATCCAAAAGTTAGAGGTAGAATACAAATCAGTAATAATTACCCTCAGACTACATTTGAACATCAAGTCCTTGCTGCTGATACACTTGCTACTTCTGCTATAGGATCTTTAACGAAAACTGAATGGACAGACGCTGTTTTGGCTGCGGGTGGTGGATTGACAGATGGGGGTGATGGGCATAGTAGTTTAACTCTTTTTCCTCAACTCGGATTAAGAGCCGGACATGTTTTAGCTAAATTAACAGGTCAACATGGAACTGTAGATACATATGGATATTTAGAAAAAGTAGAAGCAAATAAATTAACAGTTACACTTAATTCTGGTACTTTATCAAATAATGATTATGTTAGATTTCACGTACCTATAAGAGCTGGTCATATGGTTAAAGTTAGATCCACCCATCATAATATAGGTGATTTTACGGGTGGGAATTGTATGGTTACATCAATAAATTATCTTGAATCAGCTGGTTCAGCTTATACTGATATAGAAACATTAGGTTTAAGGTCTACTAGTGGTCAAGAAATTATAGGTACTGAAAGACCTGAGTTGCTAAATATAGATGATAGTCAAAATGATGATTGGCAGGGACATCCTTTTGGATTTGTAAATGAACCACATTTTACTGGAGCTTTTAGTGTTGGAGATACGGGTGGGAACGACAAAGATAGAGCTATTAATTGGCTAGCTGGAACTTTATATATAGGCAATGAAACCTATGCGATTGCTGCAGATGATAGTGAGGATGCTACATACGGAATAAATGGTTTAATGGGTATTACTGATGATGATAATGATGGAATGCCCGATGAAAGATATGTTATATACTTTGAACCAACAGTATCTACTACTAGATTTGCTTTTGCCACAGAGAGTAATTTTGAAGCGAGAAATGCAATAGAAGGAAGAAACACAGCTTCTTCTCTTCTTTTACCATTCGGACAAAATAGAATAAAAATAGGAACTGCATTTGCAAGTAAAAGTGGTGCAAATGCAAAATTCAATATACTTATTAAATCAGGATTAAGTACTGTTACTGAAACTGGAAGTGCTAGACAAAATGTACCTCGCCCAGAGTTTGTTATAGGAGGTGCACAACTTTCAGGAGATATAGATACTCATTTTGTACCTACTCTAACTGCTGCTGGAGCAGACCCTGTCACAGATGCTGGATATGACTTAGGATCAACTGCACGAAATTGGAGACAAATTCATGCACAAGATACTAGTATAAATGCAGCATCAGATAGAAGATCAAAGAAAAATATAAAGCCTTCTAAATTAGGACTTGATTTTATTAATGATTTAAACCCTGTAAGTTTTCAATGGAATTCTAGTGAAACAAAACATATAGAACATGGAATTATTGCTCAAGAAGTAATTGAAGCTATGAAAAAACAAGGCATTAATGATTTAGAACAATTTACAGGAATTAGATATGATAAAAAAACAAAGCGATATCTAGGTAGATATATGCAGTTTATGGCTCCAATGATGAAAGCAATACAAGAATTATCAGCTAAAGTAGAAAAGTTAGAAAATGAAGGCGAAAAATAAAGTTGTTAGATTGCGTAAAAACAATCCTTTCATGTCTACAGCAAAGATCGCAAAACAAGTTGGAGTGACTAGGGTATATGCTCATCAAGTATTAAAAAAGAATGATTTAGAAACTAATCCACCCAAACCTAAAAAAGTGGTATACTGTAAAGTATGTGGAGAAATAACGAACACAAGTCGAAGTATTCATAAGGGAGAATGCACCTTTAAATGGAACTATTTAAAATTAACATGTTCTTGGTGTTCAGTTCCTTTCTACAGACATAAAAAGATAATAAAGCAAAATTACAGGTTAAAACTAAAAAATGTATACTGCAGCAGACAATGTTTTCAAACAGCAAGGACACAAAAGATTGGAAATAAACAACGAACTTATATTGAAGTGGGAACCGAAAGTCTACAAAATGTTGGCTAATGTATATGTTTATGGATATGATAAAGAAGATTTAGCACAAGAATTACGATTAGTTATATGTAAAGCTGCTAAACTTTATAACCCTAATAAGAAAACCATCTTTCATACTTATCTACATACTGCAATGGCTAACACTTTAAAAACTCTATGGATGAAGGCAGCTAAAAGATTACAAAGTTATAGTCTTGACAAAGAATTTGAAACAAACGATAATAATGATTATCATTATTCATTAAATGATTTTACAAAACAAATAGATATAAATTTATTAGACTTAGAAGTTGATGATTTATTAGATTCTTTAGGGTTAGATAAAGGTGAAAAACAATTTCTGATCGATAAATTTAAAAATCGTACAATGAGAGATATAGAAAGTAATTTAAAAAAAATCAAAGATACAGAAATAGTAAATAAAGAAGAGGTGCCGAAAACATATTCGGTGTACAAAGTAAAGAAATCTTTGAGAAATAAGTTTAGAGAGAATGATTAGTATTGGAAAATTTTAATTTTATAGAATCTGGAATTATATTTGGATTATGTAATCCAAGTAATTTTAAGGATTTTACATATTTACCTAAAGATTTTGCTGAACATGGTGAAACATATAAGTTCATTCAAGATTATTTAGATAATTATTCTGAATTCCCTACTGTAGAAGTTTTAGTAGAGAAATTTGATTCATTAAAAATCGAAGCACAATCAATAAATTTCAATTATGCTTTATCCCAATTTACTAACCAAGTAATGTTTAGAAATATAGTTAATGCTTTCTCTAGTAGTAAACCCTTATTACAAGATAATCCTAAAAAAGCATTAGGATTAATTATGGATAAGTTAAATGATGTAGAAATATTATATGATTCTGATGTTAATCAATATGACTCTGGAAATTTAGATAGATATGAGGAATGGAAACGTAGAAGTAAGATTAGAAAAATGGGGGATGGTATTATTGGGATAAGAACACCATTTAAAATGATTAATTCTACAGGAATAGGATGGCAACCGGGAGATTTAATCACTACATATGCAAGACCAACTGTAGGGAAAACATGGTTATGTTGTAAATTAGCTGCAGATGCGATAAAAAGTGGTTATAAAACCTTATTAGTATCTACAGAAATGCCTAAGACTGCTATAAGTTTACGAATGGATGTATTATTAGGTCATATGATGAACTATAAATTATCTCATAGTGCACTTAGGAATGGTAAAGATATAGATGAAGAAGAATATAAAAAGTTTTTAGAAGAAACAGATTTCAAAAATCTATTAATTTGTGATCATATAAGTGGGGAAGATAGTATATCATTACCAAGTATTACAAATTTGGTAAGAAAGTATTCCCCCGATCTATTGATAGTAGATGGAGTATATTTAATATCTACATATGATAAAAATAGAGCAGCTTGGGAACAATCACATTCATTATTCTATGGTTTAAAAACTCTAGCTCTATCAACTAATACTGCTATAATAGCCTCAACTCAAGCAACAAGAGAAGCTGCAGCTAATATGTTTACTCAACCAACAGCTGGTCAAGTAGCATTTGGGGATGCTTTAATTAGAGCTTCTGATGTAGCGTTATCAATGTGTATGATAGAAGATCAACCAAAGAAAAGAGAAATAGCTTTCCAAAAATATAGAGATGGAGATTTACAATCATTAGATTGTGAGTTTATTTGGGATGTTGATAAAGGGAGAATAGAAGAAGATGATGACTCATTATTCTAGAAGAAGGAAATCCAAACCTGTAAAACAATTTGCTGGATTTACCATTGATAATAAGAATAATGTATTTTCCAAACTAAAATGTGGTAAATGTTCCATAGATGGAAAATTAAAAATAGGAGTATCTGTTCTAGATGTTAAATCATTATTAAATAAAAGAATGTTGGGGGTAGTTAAAGACGATCCTTCATGTATAAAATGTGGGACAAGGTTTCCTCAAGGATTTAGGAGAGTAGTAAATGGTTACATATACAAGACAAAAAAAGAAGTACTTAATAAAGATGACGGATTGGACTCAAGTTTTAACTAATATAGGATTTGATGTACCTTTAGGTCAAGATCAATTTCAAATATTATGTCCTTTCCATAGTGATAGAGTAAAATCATGTTCTTTAAATACTGAAAAAGGTGTGTGGATTTGTTTTGCTGGATGTGGTCAAGGAAGTTTAATAACATTTATTAAAAAATATAAGAATTGGTCTAATGAACAAATTGATTTATTTTTAAATAAATATAAAACAGATTATGATGATATTTTTAATTTTGAATTAGATGAAGTTGATTCTATACTTCCAGAGGTTCAAATACCTTATACTCAATTTAAAGTTCCTAATTGGATATTTGATAGGGGATTTAATAAAAGCACACTTAAAAAATGGAAATGTGGAGTTACAGGTAATAATGGTTTAGTAATTCCAGTAGAGGATAAAGATTTACGTACAGTTGGATGGATAGTAAGACAAGAAAAAAATATTCCTAAATATTTATATTCTACCGGATTGAAGAAATCTAAATTATTATTTGGACAATCATATATAAAACCTTGTAATTCTATATATGTAACTGAAGGAGCTTTAGATGCCATGTGGATGGATCAATTAGGTTATCCATCAGTAGCGTTATTAGGAATGAATATGTCAAAAACACAACGAGAATTACTATTGACATTACCAACAAAGGAAATTATACTATGTTTAGATAATGATGATGCGGGGGAGATTGGAAGAAATAATATATTAGATTCATTAATGGGTAAAATTACTCTGTCTTATATAAAACTTCCTAAAGAATATAAAGACGTACAAGAAATAAAATCTTGTGATATACTTAAAGATATAATAAAAAATAGAAGATACTGGTAAGGAGGACATATGTCAGGAATCGGTATGATACAAAAAAGATTAGAAGATAGAATTGCTAAACAATCACAAGTTAGTGAAAGTAGCGGAAAAGAAATTTGGTTAAAAGATGGAGATCAACTTTTTATGAAAGCTATTGCTACTGGTGATGAAAATGATATCTATTTACATGAATTCCATATTTATGAGTTCCAACAAGGAGCAGATAAGGGATGGAGAAGTGTACTTGTAATAGATGGGGAACCTGTAGATGCAGTACCTAGTGAAGCTATGTATTGGGATGACCAGCCGGATAAAAGAAAGTTACCTAGACACAAATTCGCTCTTTGGGGATACGTTACAGAGATACTTCACCCCAATAAAAGAGATGAATCATGGGATGAGATAACAAGTCGGTCAGGAGTGAAAATGTATAGAGAATCAGTTAATGATTTTAAAGTTCTCACACTGTCTTTTGGGGCTCGTAATACCAATTTTTATCAATTTTCAGATATATATGATGAAAATGGGTCTTTAAATAAAAATATAATTAGGATAAAGAGAAGAGGGTCTAACCTAGACACTACTTATACTATTACAACCACTAAAGAGGTTATAGATATTCCTGAAAATAAAGCGAGTGAAATTAAAAATCTTACTCCTATGTCGGAATATGTTGAACAAAGGTATGGAAAATCTACTTCAGATACAAGTGTTCCTGATAATGCTGTATCAACTGAAGATGATGACGATGATATGCCGTTCTAATGTATAGCACTTCTCCCCTTGTCAAAGACTCTCCGGTTCTAATACAATCGGAGAGTCGTAATAACATGATAGTTACTTCAGAAACATTTAAAGATACATTAAAATCATTTCCAGATACTTCTACATGGATAATAGATGTGGAAACTAATGGACTTAACCCTTATGATATGAATCAATTATGTGGTATAGGTTTAGCCCCATTAAATCACTCTGAAAACGAGGCATATTATTTCCCATTTAGACACCAAACAGATGAACCTAATTTAACTCAAGCAGAATTGAATGAGTTAGTACAGTTTATAAATGATAAATGTGACACTATTATTGGATATAATGTGAAATTTGATGTTAAATTTCTTAATAACGAAGGTGTTAATATTGATAAAATGAAATTTATAGATGTAATAGTTGCAGTTAGAATGACTGAATCTAGTACGGTCAATAGTTTGAAACTTGTAGATACATTAATTAGAAGTTATGGAGAGCAAGCAGGTAAATATGATATTGAAACTAAGCAGATTCTTCGTGAAAATAAATGGACTAAAGACTTTTCTCTATCTCCACCATCAATATTAGGTCCTTATTGTATAAAAGATGTATATTGGGCACAGAAAATATATTTAGATAGGCTTGAAAAATTAGAAGAATCAGGTCAATTAGAGTTATTTGAATTTCAATGTGAACTTACTAAAACTTTATATGACATGGAAAATCGTGGGATTACTATTAATAATGATTATGCTAGAATTGTTAGTAAAAAAATAGAGGGAAGAGTAAAAGAGTTAAAGCAACGTATATATGATTTAGCTAGTGATGAACTTTTAAAAAAATTAGGATTTGAAGAATTAAAATTTAAATTTAATATAAGTAGTCCTCAACAAATTGGTAGAGTATTTAACTTAATGGGTATACATTCCCCTTCTACAACTCCAACAGGGGCAGAAGCTTGGAATGAGGCAGTACTGATTCAATTGAATAATCCACTCGCAGGTTTAATTAGACAATATAGAACTTTAGAAAAGTTTCGTTCTACTTATATAGAACCTTATTTGGATATGAATATACTCCATACTAGTTTTCATAATTCAGGTACAGTAACAGGTAGGTTATCTTCACGAAATCCAAACCTTCAAAATATACCTAGAGGGATAATATATGTAGATGATAGGGAGTTATCTGAAGAAGATAAAGATGAAATTAGAGGTAGAGTAGCAGCGATAGTATCTAGTAAGGGTGGTAATTCTCAAACCAATCTTACAGATGACGTAATTGAGACATGGAGTTTCCTTGGTGGAGATAATTTTGATTCGACAGATGAAAAACAAGTGTCTATAAGAAATTTGTTTATACCTAGACAAAATTATAAATTAGTGTCTTATGATTATTCACAAATGGAAGTTAGAGTTTTTATGAATTATGTCAATAATCCTGAAATGAATGAGTTAATGAAAAAAGAAAATATAGATTTTCATGGAGAAGCGGCTAAAATTGCTTTTAATATTGAAGAAACTGACCCTGAATTTAAATTTTACAGACAATTAGCTAAGTCCATTACTTTTGGAGTTATATATGGTATAGGTAAAGATAAGTTAGCACTACAATTAAATTCTACTCCACAAGAAGCGAGCAAATATAAAAGAACTTATTTAGAAAATATGAAGGGTTCTAAAAGATTTTTTGATAATGTAGTAAGAACTATAGTAAAAAAGGGATGGGTTCGTAATAAATATAGTAGAATTTATAAAGTACCAAGAGATGTGGCGTATAGAGGGGTTAATTATTTAATACAAGGAACAAGTGCGGATATTATGAATGAAAGAATGGTTGTTATACATAATTATCTAAAAGATAAGAAGAGTAATTTGCTTTTACAAGTGCATGATGAAATTATATGTGAAATTCATAATGATGAAATTGAGGAAGTAGCTCCCAAAATTAAGGAGTTAATGGTAGAAAATTCTTTAAATATACCATTAGAAGTAGATATTGAGCTTTGTGAGCCCTCTTGGGCAGTGAAAAAAGAATATCAGGTGACTGAAAATAAAAAAATTAATATAATTGATTATATAGACTGGGATTAATAATGGAAGTAAAGTTAAAAAATGGTGAATCATTTGAAAGTTTATTTAGAAGATTTAAAAGAATGACACAGAAAGAAGATATTGTTGGATTATGTAGAAGAAAACAAGAGTTTGAACCAAAAAGTAAATTAAGACAGAGAAAAAAAGCAGATAAATTAAAAAAAAGTAGGCAAACTTCTAAAGAAGATGGGAGATAAAATGAAAGATCACAAGCTTAAAAAAAATTTAAATAAAGATATATTTTGGTGTGAAGAAAATGATGATGAAACTATATACTATGATGGCTTAAAAGAGGCATTTATAGGATTAGGTTATCAACAATTTAATGGACCTTGTGCTGTATATGATAGAGAAAAGGCAATAGAAATTATTGCAAGAGATTTTTATAATACCAAGAAAAAAGAGTATGATTTTGATAAAATGACTGCTGAAGAAAAATTAAGCACGGTGCAAGAAGTGGGAGATGAGTGTTATCAAGAAGCTATGGAGTACTTTGAATACAATACTGAAGGAGCATGGGTTGGAGATAGAACTCCAATATTTGTTCAAATGAAGGAATTATTAACACCTATAGAGGAGGAATATGATGCCTATAGGATGGAAGAATCCCAAAGTTAAATATAATTTTACATTGGGAGAATATGAAGATAAGAAGAAAAATTATCCAGATTTAACATGGAAGCAATATAGAGACATGAAAGGATATCCTGATATATCGAATGATGCTATAGGAAATTCTACTGATCCAACACATTATCATTTAGAGATAGAACCTTGGGATTTTATACATGCAAATAAATTATCTTTTGCAGAGGGGAATGTAATAAAATATATATGTAGGTGGAGAGAAAAAGGTGGTGTTGAGGATTTAAAGAAAGCAAAACAATATATAGATATGCTAATAGCTAAGGAGCTAATAAAAAATGGAGAAGTCTAAAAGTAATAGTTATATTGATACTGATGATGATATGAAAACTTTAGAAGAATTTACTTGTAATCCTCATCATTTTATTCTTAAAGAAAGACGTGCCCCTGATTCCCCTAAAGGATTTATAACTGGTAAATGTAGTAAATGTAATATTACCCATAAAGAATATATAATAAAAAGGAGGGCTATAAAAAATGGCTAAGATAGGTGTGAAATTAGGATTTACT